CTTCAATTGATGAACCTAAGACTAAAGATGGAGGACTAGGAGTTTGCATCCTAAAGATAGCAAACTGAGGATATTGTACAGCAACACCCGCTTGAGTGCGAGTATTACTAACAGAACACCCTTGACCACCTGAATCTCGATTAATCATTGAGGCACGTGCATAAGCACTAGTAGAACCAACACTCGGAGTTATAACATTTTTATAATCTGCAATTGTAATAGTAGGACCACTAAATCTAGTAGGTTTAATACTATTAACAAAATTAGAATCATCAATATTATAATGCCAATTTATCGATCCTCTATGACCTACAAAACAAGTAGAAATCCATGTAATAAATGTATTATTTACAAAATTAAATGGTACTTGTGCAGGAGGTGCTAACGCACTAGTTCCAGAATCAATACCATTAGGATCATAACCATAAGGTATTGGCATCCTAGCATGAGTACTAGTATAATATACTATCGCAGTAGCACTAGGATTAGCAGTCAATAACCAAGTTCTATGTAAAATTGTTCTTCGCATAAGTTGACGCAAAGAAGTAATTCTTTCCCCCATACAAATCAAAAAAGTCTCAGCATCTAAAACAGAAGATTTAGATGTTAAATCATAATGTTCAGTTTGCTCATAATTAAATGCAGAAGTACAAGCTCCTTCATCAATATCATCAGACTGTAAATTAAAAAATGAGTGCTCTTTTGGTGGTTGTTGAGGCATACCAAATACTAAATTATCAGCAGCTCGAGCAGATACTAAAATAATAATATCTGCTGAAGCTACAGGAGAAGTTTGTTGAGTAAGTACAGATAAACAAATTCTACCATTATGTAAAACTTGATCATATGTAGAAATTGCTCCAGTATTAACAATATTAACAGTAGCATAAGTTGTTGTATCTTGTGGTCTACCAGAATTTCTTGAAAAAATCTGGTTATTGATATAAGGAACACGAAATTCTACATCAGTATCCGCAGAAATATCTACAATTTGAGTATGAATCAAATTGGCATCCTGAGCAGTTGTTAAACCTGCTTGAGGATCCCATTGAATCTTTACTCTACCACGATGAAATTTAGAACAAATAAATCTAAATCTATATATAATATCACCACGCCAATATCTAAACAAAGAATTAGCGTGTGACATCGGAGTACCCTGGATAAAAAGATTAGTGTGAGTTTCTGATATTTTAGTATCAGGAGTCACATTAGCTCTAATTAAAACTTGACCAGTCGTATGAGCAGCAGCCCATGTAGCCTGGAGAAGATAAGATTCTCTTTGTATAAAATTAGATAATAAAAGTTCATCAATTCCATTATGTCCACATACACGTGAATCAATGGATAATTCATTCTTTGGATCCATAGATAACTTATCTATAGGATTAGAAACTTCACATGATGAAAAAGCATGAAAAGGTAAATTCTTAAGTGGTTTAACATCCTCCATTACTGGAGCATTTGTAAAACCAAATAATTTAGCAACAGCTCCAATTCCAGAAGCAACCATTTCTGTTGCTTTAGCATAAGGCCTATCATAGGAACAGAAGATAAAGATTTAGCTATTTTAGCTACAGCCGAAGCTGGACCAGAAATAGCACCATATTCATCTTTAGATTGAAGAGCCAAAGCCGAAGTTGGAGCACAGATTTTAACATCTGTAGCCCAAGCATACACTTGAAGAGTGACACCAGCACCAACAACAGAATTTGCATTAAGCAAAGCTGTTGGTGACTGAATAGTTACTGATCCAAATGCTTGCACATCAGCTCGAACCCCAATATTCAACCAAGTACGATAGTTAAGAAATGGTAAAACCATTTCACCACCTTGATTGGTTTGTGGATAAATCCAAAAATGCGGTTGTTGACTTAAAGCACAAATATGAGCATCACCATTCGTAGTAAGTGATGTAGATATAGTACTTGGATTAAAAATAGTAAGAGGTTGATAAGATACAAGACCAGCTCCATAATAAAATGGAGAAGCATTCAATATAATTTTAATATGTAAATTACATGTTAAACGAGCATAATTATCAATTTTCTTCCTAATTTGAGTCGTATTGAGAAATAAATCCCAAGGCTGAAGGGTAGTATTTAAATTAGCACCTTCTGCCCATGTTATCGTAGATATAGCAATAGGTCTAGCTAAATAACGAGATAAAGAGTGATCTTCTACAAAATCACCTTGAAACGTTTTATCAGTTAATGGTGCATAAGCAACAATTGAACCTGGACTTTCATCAAGATATCTAACAATAACTTCCTGATTTTGGGAACCGTTAGTAACAACATTACTATTATCAGTAATAGTGCTGCCAGTAACAATTTCCTCTGATTGTAATTGAAATAACGACATGTTTGACATTACATAATCAAACATACCGAGACGATTACGCCTATTATTTAAAATTTGTGTTTTTGCAAGTAAAGTATTACGAGTAGGGAGCATACTCACGCTCACCAACAAGATATATTTTTCTTGTGGGATAACAACACTTCTCTAAAAAGAGATTTCGAGGAACACTCGTGTAATCCAAAATTATATTTTTCCATTCTTACGTATTTATATAAAATATACAAACATATACAACGCACAGTAACTAAAAATATAACATATAAGTTGGTGTGAGATAATAAAATCTCTAGACGACATATGAAGCGCCCGTAGGTTTTCTACTTGCCAATTGATAACGATTTATTAACTCGTTAAAAGTTGGAAAAGTAGATGGTGTAACATAGATATCTAAATCCAGTTTAGAACACATACTTTTTAATATACTAATCTTATCATTAAAGATAATTTCGCCATAAAAAGCATATTCCATAACTGCACTAGATATCACTGCTATACACTGTTCTTGAGAAGAAATTGTCTTAGATCTAACCCAAGTCATCAACATCTTCTCAATTGAATCATGATCTAATGGAGCAACATATCCACCAAATTGTTTATCAAAACGCCATGTTCTCTTTAAAAAAGAACATGCATTTATATTGATGTAAGGTATACTAGGAGCATTTTTATCTGCCATAGTATAACCTACACCAACATTTTTTAAACAAGTTTGAATAGAAGTATGATTAAAATTAGGAATATCTTTAGAAACATTCATAATATTATCATCTCCATAAGTCATTAAATTCACAAAACTTTTAAAATCTTTAGCATTCTTCTTTGTAATTGATACAAAACAATATCTCATATACAAAGAATTAACTAAAGAATTTATTATAACAGTCAAGGGATGACCAGAGGGATTACTTCCAAAAAATGAAACTAAATCCCCATTAAAATTCATCCAAGCAAATGATGTATCAATAGCAATACCTCTTAATACTCTTAAATCATCACAATCATAGTTTCCACTACGATGGCAAATATTTATAAGAATATCAAAAGCACTTTGTATTAATTCAGCACACATTCGCTTATCAAATTTTTCAAAATCACCTGCAACTAAACGATCTTCTCCAAAATAAGTTAAAAAAGATCTCATCTTATCCCATTCTTTAGATTGACAAATTATTCCACATGCACATTCAAATACATATTGATTCGATTGTATCAATCTAATAAGAGATAAGGTATATTTCCTATTTACTACACTCCAAGCTACTGGAGCACCAGCGAAAACACGAGTTTTACCAAGTGATGATTTTAACTCTGTAACAGCCTCATCTTTTAAGTTTCCTCGAAAAATGGGATTGTTACGAAAACCATCTCTATAATTCTTCTCTATATTTCCAATCTGGACTAAAATTTCATCATCAAACTCCACAGGATCTAAATTTTCTCCCTTTGCAGGTATAGATTTTACATAAAATCGTTTAGATCTATTATAAGGATGCCCCATTGATGTATTTCTATTGAGTTTATCAACAAAAGTAACACCAGCGGCACCATTAACAGCAGTAAAATGATCATAAACATGTACAGTCTCTTGAATAATTTCTAATGGTATAGAATCAATTATATCATTAGAAAAAGCTTGTACACATTCACGCAAAATTGACGGTTTAAACTGATTAGCAGGATTAACCATTTCCTTGGCAGCTAAATGCCAAGGTTTCCAAGATACCAAATCAGGTCGAGTATATTTAGTTTCATAGCCAAAATTACTCAAATACTCATTCATTGGTGTATTCTCAACACGAGATTTACCATGAGCTCGTGGAAGCGTTAAACTTCCACAAACCATAGCAGATCCAGCATCAAGATATCTAAAAGGTGATTTCTTATGCAAATCAACAACAGAAACATCTACACTAGGAGCATCTACGCCCAAAGCACAACCTTGAATCATCAAAGTTGTCATTTGAGCAATAGCTCCTACTAAAAATTCCTGAGTAACTTTAATAGAACAAACCATATTAATATTAGGATTTCCTAAATAATGAATTCCTAAAATAACAGGGCCCATTCCAGATTTAATTACAAGAATAGATCCACAATCACCAACATTACAACCAGTATTAGTAATTCCATGCCAAGAATCCATACTAGTTTTAGTATGTTCATCATACTGATTCTTATGCTGACGAATACGATTAACAGCCTTAGCTGTTACATCACCATCATAAGTCCTACGAAGATAATGACCATTAAATTTAGCATTAAAAGTTTCTTTGCAAAATAAATCTGTAAAATCTGAACGAGGTGGTAAACCACGCAATTCAATCAAACAAATATCAGAATTTGGTTTATAAAAAACTGTTGACGCATCAATTAAAAGTTTTATATTAGGGTTAATACCCTGTTTAGAACTTTGAAAAAATACAGTTAATTCTACATCTCCTTTCACATCTTTAAAAAAATGCGAATTAAGAAGATAAATTTGACCACTCACACAAAAAGAACTAGTTTTTCTAGTGTGATTGTCAGAGATCTTTAGAGATAATGAAACACAATTCAAAGCTAATTTAGAATGAATTTGTTCTAAAGTCATAGAATTCCAACCTAATGATAATTGGCCAAGATCCATTTGATGTAAATCAAATGAATCATTATACCAGACATTATTAGGTTCTTCAGAAGTTACTTTAGGTTCAACACCTAAATTAACATCACTCTGAAAAATAGGAACAATATTATCTTTAACAACATTCAATTTTTCATCAACATCATCAATTTTCTCTTTAGTTTTACACAATTTCCAAAGTGCTAAAATAATACCAAGAACATAAACAATATTCATGATAGAGGCTGGTTGCCCAAGCTTATAACAAGCTTGAGTACCTAAACTCTGCCAATAAACATGTGGATATTTTCTAACATAATGTTCATAAGTATTATTCAACCAATTATTACATCGATGAAATTTATTATGAACACTATTAGGTAACATTCTAATCATAGAGCACTTAATGTAAAACCAACTAAAACAAAAAGGATAAATTAAAATATCACTTCTCTGTTGAGTTAATCCTATATAAGGTGCAAAATTATAAAAGAAATTTTTAATATAAGCTAAAAATAGAAATATATAACAAAAAACCTGACATTTCTCATCATCCATCTGTAAAGAACAATCACAAAATTGTTTTGGTAAAGCACACAAAGGACACAATTGAACTTTTTTAATACGATCAACTGAATCCCCAGTAATCTTCTGATCATCATGATGCTTATCAATGGCACTATTATACCATATCAAAAAATCACGAAGACCAACATCTTGACAAACAATTTCAGTCTCAGCTAAAGATTGATGAGTGGTTCGAACAGTTCTAGGTTTTACCCTCTTAACTGTCCATAACCAATAATCAGGATATGAATCCTCCAAATCTTTAACAGACATTGTCTTAGTAGCATCCAACATATTTATCTCATTTTTAAATTCTTCCTTGACTCTTACATCAAGAATAAATGGATATCTACGCTGAAAAGCAGAAGGACAACCAAAATAATGATAAGCATTTAAATTTTCAGTATTGGTAGTACCAATAACTAATTCACATCTTAAAGGCATTTTACCTTTAAGATCCAAAGAAGCTTGATCAGGAGTAAATGCAACATTATTATTAATTTGAATAGTCTCCATACAAGTAGGATCACCACCAGAAGCAGCAACACTAGGTTTCATAAAACCTATATCATCTTGAATAAGACACCACATATTTGTACGAAAATTATCCCAATATTTAGATACTGGATTCTTAACATACTTAAATTCATCTCCAATTGGTTGATTACGACGTTTACCATAATGAACAAAAAGGATATTAGTTAGAGTAGTTTTACCAATACCTGAATCTCCATATAATAATAAAGATAAAGGAGCTTTCCGATCTTGCAATGCGTATTTAATAGTCATATGATGACTACGTATTAAACACATTGCATTTAATTGATCTTGAACAAATTTCTTATCAGATTTATCAAACTGAGCATATTTAAAAATAGATTCACCACGTTCAATTGTAGCATCTAAACATGCTAAAAAAGAATGTTCAGTAACCTTCTCCTTATCCATCATTTCAGGATGTCCCATCATGGGATGCCATTTTTTAATTTGTTGGCAATCAACATAAAATTTATCATATGAAGATCCAGAATGCAATAAAGCATCTAAAGATCCTGTAGTTAAACAAGCATGACCACGCTCACAAATAAATTGTAAAGTCTCTAAAATATGGAAAATAGCTTCATCACTACCCCAAACTTTACGCTTAATAGCTTGAGCTTCTAACTCATTATAACCCATACATTTCAGATCATAACCCAGAGGTTTAAAAACTGAAAAAGCAATCAAATAAGTAATTAACTTTTGACACCTCTTAAAAAGAGGTCCAAAACGTAAAGTCTTATACATACTCAAAAACGAACGAGAAGTCTCCATAAAATCGGATTGCATATCCAATCTATTAAGAATCTCATCTGCCAAATCTTCATCATCTGAAGAAACAACACAACCAGGTTCAACAAAAATATCAGTAACATAACATAAAATATCCTCCATATAACCAGATGTAGTATAAATCAAAGATTTATTACCACATCGAAGTTTCATAAAATTAATACAAACAAAAATTACATCACCTTTAGATTTACACATAGACAAACTATAACCTAAACACCCTAAATCTTCTAATAATTTAGTCACATGATCATATTTACCCAAAAGAGTAGATACAATTTGTGAATCAAAAATACTGTTCCAAGATTCTAAATCAAAAAATTTAAAATCTTGACTCTGACTAGCTAACACAGTTAAAAATTCGCTTTTTAACTGATTTTCACATTCATAAATAATGTGATTATACCTAACAATACTATTGAAAAGAAACTTAGAGTCCGACATAATGATATGAACAACTGGTCAGTAACCTAATGTGACACTTACCAGCATAAGTGTATATCTGTGTTTAAATCACGAGCAAAAGCTTTCTTACATGTTATCAATGCGTGATTATGAATCCTTTTCAAACTCAACTTAATTACCCAACGTATACAAGGGAATCATTGGATGAGTAAAGGCTTTCCACTTTAGTTACAAATAAATTTTACATAAATTTACAAAAATACATTTCAATTCCGTATAAATACGGAGATAAATCCAAGGACATTATGGAAAAATCTTTTACAAGCCAAAGTATGAATAAAAACTTGTTTTACTTTTAAAATTAAAAGTATAAAATAATATTATAGAGTTATTTCTCTATGATATCAACGTTAAAAATATATGTCTAAGTATTGAAAACTTAGAACAGACTGACGTAATATCACAACTATTAAAACTAATAGCCTACAGTCATTACGCACATAAACAAAAATATGGACATAAAGGGGGGGGATATCAAAAATTTTTACATGTTTAGAAAGAAACATGTTATTAATATAAAAAGATAAAAGTATAATTCTAACCGACGACGGTTAGGTTATACAGAAAACTTATT